GCCCTCATGCGATCATTTTGTCTAAATTTGTGGGAGCTTTAGTAGCGAGTCTTTACTGCCTATTCCTTCTATTTTTGAGTGGTTTCATCACAATTATTGTGATGGGCGCTGTCATTGGACAAGACCTATCTCCTGTATTTAGTATTATCGCTGAGGCTTTTAGTCATTCTATTGCTTATTGGATTATCGTTTGGTGGATTTTTACCACAGCTTCAGGGATCTTCCTATTTTATGTATCAATCGCACTTGGCCAACTCTTCCAAAATCGTCGTGGATTTAAGGCCATTCTGTTTTTCTTTCTTTTGTGCATTGTTTTAAGTATCATCGGTACAGCAGTCAATCCATTAAAAGATTCATATGCTGTCGGGTCTGCATTGGTTTATGGATATATTGATGATTTTGGACCTAACTTCATCCCAGGTCTTATCTATGAAGTCATCAAGATTGTTTCTATGTACTTCACCATTCACTATATCAGCAAGTACAAGTTGAATCTTCAATAATAACATGAAATTGAGCGAGGATGTTCTAGTAAGAAATTTCCTTGTTCAATTTTTTATTTTGCATTTTTAGCTACATTTTGATATACTAATTGTATTCGTTTTGGGGTCGTTACGGATTCGACAGGCATTATGAGGTATATTTTGCAACTCATCTAGCGGATGTAAAACGCCAGTTAAATATAACTGCAAAAAATAATAATTCTTACGCTTTAGCTGCCTAAACACCAGCAGGCGTGACCCGATTCGAATCGCTCGTGTTTGATGACAGGTCTTTATTTTAGCGAGATACGATCTAACTTTGTCTAGGAGTTAGATAAGAGATTGATAGACTCGCAGGTACAGGGCTTGAGTTATGTGTCATGTAGCTGTTAAACTAAGACATAACCTATGGTTGTAGACAAATATGCTGGCAGGTGTTTGGACGTGGGTTCGACTCCCACCGGCTCCATATATACTTTCTAAAGTTTTCTAAAAGTTTCTAAAACGTTGTAAAAACAACGTTTTTTGTTTTATACTTTCTATTCCTTTTTGAACCTTTTTGAAACTGGCAGACCCAAAAACAGACCCTTTTTTATCCAAAGGGTCTGTTTTTTGTTATTTGTTTAAAAATCAATATAGTTTGCAAATTTCTCACCAATGTCATCCTTAGCCTCTCTGGTGATGTGCGTATAGATGTTCATGGTTGTTTTTAAATCTGAGTGTCCAAGTCTATACTGGACCTGTTTGAGTGTCATTCCAGCTTCGAAGCATAGACTGGCATGTGTATGTCTGAAGCCGTGGATCCTAATCGGACGCACATCCGAATCTTTGACAATTTGTTGTAGCCATTTCCGTGGTAGTGTTCCTGGTATTGGTTTTCCAAATTCATTCTCAAAGATAAAAGTAGTAGTAGGATTCATTTCTCTCCACTCTGTGAGTAGTTCACTTGTCTTTTCGTCCAAGCTGATCAATCGGTTGCTACTTTTGTTTTTTGTAGGACCGACAGATTCCCCGTCAAATCCTCTCGTAATGGCTTTGTTTATGCTCAGAGTGTTATCAGTCCAGTCTTCCCATTTAAGGGCTAAAACCTCCCCTTTTCGAGCCCCTGTGAAGGCTAGAAGACGAAAGAGGACTTTCTTTCTCAGTTCATCTGTTTGGTCTACTAATTCAAGGAAAGATTTCAGTTCCTCCTTATCGTAAAAATCGCTATCTGCATCTACTTGCTTTCTGACAAGCGTTGTTACACTTTCAACCGGATTTGTTGAGATGTAGCCATGCCTAATTGCATACTTACAAATATTGTTTATCAGTCCCTTCATTTTACGTCCATAGACTAACTTTTTAGACCAGGCATTGACTTGTTCCTGAAGCTGAAGAGGAGTGAGAGAAGAAATTTTTTGATCCCCAAACGCAGGATAAATATGATTTTTTATATTCCTTTCAGTTTTGATGTAGGTGCTATCCTGTACTGTGTCAGCATATTCCTTGAGCCATTTTTCAGTGACTTCCTTGACAGTGACTTCCTTGACAGTGATTTCCTCGCTATTTTCAAGGTCAGCTTGAAGTTGGAGAAGTGCTGCTCTTGCCTTGGCTTTTGTCTGGAATCCCTGACGCTTCACATACTTATCCTTTCCATTCTCTTTACCGATATAGACCCGGAATTTGTAGGCAGTATCGCCATTTTTCTTTTTGTAAGATTTAATTTCCATTGCCTTTTCCCTCGTTTATTGGTACAATAGGCATAGTGAAAAGGGCTTTTTCAAGCCTATTTTTACGCCTTAACAGTATCCCTGTACTCTACGCCCCAAATGTTGAGTGCAGGGCTTTTTTGTTTGTCTTAATTATTTATCAGTGCTTTTTCAATAGCATTCTTGATTTCTAATATTTTAGCCTTATCTTCTTTGTTGAACGTGATTGTATTCTCATCTTTCACAGCATCAAACACTCCACCTTTAGGCTCAATACTGCCAGGAAAAATCAACTGAAGATAGCCTACTGTTTTACCCGGTTCTTTTAATTGATAAGCAGTAATCTTTGATAGTAGTATAGATTTTTCCCCATCAAGTCCTTGCAACAAAGCATTGCTGATTGTATTTTGTCGAGCTATGCGAATGAAATGATCATCAATTCTTACTAGAGTTTTTTGATTCGCAAAGAAAAATGTCTTTTCATTTTCAGTAGATTCAAAGAGTTGAATTTCTTCTGATTCATCGTGTTTCTTCCCAAAAATAGCCATCTTTTTTCTCCTTTTTTAACTAATTAGTGAATTATATTCGTCTTTGACCATCGTTTCATTCGCAATGGTCTTCAGAATGTATTTCTCCATAAAATGCAGATAATTGAAATCTCTTACATCATCCATCAATTTTAGCTCTTCTTCAAGCAAATGATGAATCATGCTTCTGTCAGCTTGTAATTCGCAAAGCTCTCTATTCAACTCATATTGAACTGGAGTGTGTTCTTTATGTCCTAACTCGTGAAGAGCTACTTGTTTTTGATCTTCTACTGACAAATTAAAATCCAGCGCTAGAACATTCAAAGCAGGATTGAAGAAGCCAGGGCTGTGCCAATTGCTTCCATCAAAGTAGCAGAGGTTCACACCTTCTTTGGCACAAAGCTCTTGTACTGTCATATAGTATACCTCTATTTATTTTTCAAATGCGCCTCCAGAACTGCTGTAATGAAATCTATGTCATCTTCTGTTAATGGTTTTCCATCAAATAACATTGATTGTGCAGCAATATCTCTGAGGTCCAATGGTGCAGAAGCATCACCATCTCTTGCAATATTTGGATTTTCCGTGCGTCCCAGTAGGTAGTCGGTGGACACATTAAAAAAATCAGCAATTTTTGAAACCCGTTCAACATTCGGAGTGGATTTCTTCATGTTATAAATGGTATTTCTACTAAAACCCAATTTTTCTTCAAGTTTATTTAATGAAATACCTTGTTTGTCAGCCAATTCTTTTATTTTTTCAAATGTAAAAAACATTGATTTATCAACCTTTCCGAGGCATGACAAAAAATATTTAATAAATCTACTACAAAATTGTTGACATTTTTTAATAAATTTACTACAATACTATTTGTAAGCTAAAGAGTTAGCGAATAAGACAAACCAAATAATAAACCTAAAAAAACCGATTGCCGTCCGTTTAATCTAGGTATAACTTGCTATTTAGTAGGTCTTTTCTCTATGCTTTGATTTTAATAAATTTATTTATCGATGTCAAGAAATTCGCTAACTTTTTAAATGAAATTTTAAAAGGAGGTCAGGAAAAATGGCAAATGCAAACGTTAAAGTGTCTTATTCACTAATTTGCAAAGACTTGAACGAAGCGATCGATGCAAAAAATAAAATCATCGTCAACACACTTGACGATGAAACTGTTGAGATAAAAATCGAATTCTTACGTGATGTTTGAACTGTAAAATCATTCGGAAATGATGCTATCGTAGATCGCGTAATAAAGCCATGGTCGATTGTCTGATAGCTGTTGCAGGAGAGTCGCTATTGTCGCTCTCGTTTACCGTGTAGAACATTGTAGATGCCAAGGTAGCATCAAGTACAAACTTATCTGTATATTTATGTTTCTTGTAATCAGAATAGGTAATCGTCAGTGTGATGCGACCTTTATAACCATCTTGTATTGACGATGTAAACTTTTGTCCGGGTGCAATCATATTTCCGATGAGTGAGCCGAAGCGGTGTATAGAATTCAACGAATCCAATTCTCCATCTATCTGAATATTATCGATATATGCTGGAGTTTGGCCAAAGTTTTTAAAAACATAGGTACGTTGTTGATTTTTAACTGCATAGGCATCTACATAAACATTAATATAAGGCTTTGCCATATCCTCTGTAGCTTTCTTTGTTTGCCAGAGTGAAATGGTATTTAAAATAAAACCGATTACAGCAATAATCACAGTTACATATAGTGTCCAAATTTGGACATTTTCATTAGTAATTGGCGACATAAAATTCACCTTCCTTTCTGCTTTTATTATAGCAAAAAGGAGAGAGAAATAGAGAGGAGAGAATATGAGCCAACAACATCAAAAATGGATTCAATTGGTCAAAGAGAAATTGAGTTCAGAAGGAATGACACAAACGCATCTCGCTCGTGCTTGCGGAGTGAAGAAGCCAACCATTTCAGAATTGCTGAAATATGGGAAGGGCAGTGACAGACTCAAAAACCGAGTCTGTGATGTCTTGGGTATCGACGAGACTTGGGTTGATTTAGGAGAGTAGGAAATGAACGAAATTACTTTATCGAACAATCTTTCTCAGATAGAACTTGAAATTAGTCACCACAAGCAAATAGCTGGCCAGTCGATTTGGGAAATCGGCAGACGTTTGAACCATGTAAAAGAGCACAATCTGGTACATGGGGAATTCGGAGAATGGCTTGACAAGATTGGGATCCATTATCGAGAAGCAAACAGAATGATGACAGTTGCTAAACAACTTCCAAATGTGACAACGTTGTCAGATTTGGGATCATCGGCACTCTACCTGATCGCAACTCTTCCAGAAGAAGAGCGAGAGGAGCAGATCCAACGCATCGAAGATGGCGACACCCCAACAGTGCGAGAGCTGCAGGAAGTCAAGAAAAAACTCAAGCTCAGCAAGCAAGCGAACAAACTTCTACAAGCTGAGAATGAGAAAATCAAGTCTTCCAAGATCGAAGTTAAGGAAACGATCAAGGAAGTCATCCCAGACGATTACAAAGCCACACAGGACCTAAACAAGCAATTGCTAGAAAAGAATAAGGAACTATCTAAAACCGTTAAGGCAATGGAAGAACGCTCCGAATTTATCGAAAAGCAACTTGCTGACATATTGGCCCAGCGTGAAGAGGTTGATAAAAAATCCGCTCAGTATGATGAATTGACACGAGCGATTGAAGAATCGCAAGGGCAACTTAATAGCGTGCAGAAGCAAATCTCAGCCTACAAGAATATCACAAGCCTACTTCAAAAGGGAAATGATTTCTTGGCGAGTATGGGTGGTTTGATCTACGCAGATGAGGAGAAAGTCCTCAAAGCAGACGGAATCATCCGAAATGAATTTGATAGTTTCATCAGTCGTGGGCTTCGTTTCTTTAACGACCTGAACGATATCCGCAAAGATAGCAACATTTTAGAAGGAGAATTTGAATAATGAACGAAATTGCTATGACACAAACAGAATTAACAGTGGAAGATACAATGATCCATGCATTGCAGGAATTGAAAAAACTGAAAGAAGGACAATCCGTCTTATCAGCCAATATAGATTATTTGAAGAATGAGCAACCAGTCAATCCATCAATTTGTTTGGCTCTTGAAAAAATGAGAAAACAAAAGGTTGTTGAAATGCTTGGTGGAAAAGATAGTCAAGCATATCGCGACAGACATTTTGCTCAATCTGTATTCTCGCAAGCTGCAAAAGATTTCAAGGAATACTTCCGTATCCCACGCTATGACTTATTGAAGCGCAAGGACGAGGAACGAGCATTTGACTATTGGAATAACTGGGAGCCGTCAGCAAATACCAAACTTGAAATCAAAAATCGTAACGGACAGATGAGTTTGGTTGGATAAGGAAAAATAAATGAAAATGAAATTAAAAATGGAATTGAACGTATATTGTGAGGTTTTAAAATAATGAGGAAAATTAACATTACTTTAGAAGGTCAAAACGAATTAAATGAAATCTTGAACGAAGTCGCAAAAAAAGCCAAGGAATTGCAAGAAGCATTCGCTCGGCTAGAACAATTTGAAATTAAAATTTCAGTTTCTCAACAACAAGTTGAGTAGTAGCATCATTAAGCATTTCTTGCCATGTTGAGAAATTCGTATTCTCTGATACAAATACATCAAGAACCGCTTCATCAGCTTTTTCGAACTCTTCAGCATTCGTAATGGTCTCTGGACTTGCCTTTAAAAAGTCCTCGATTGAGTCATATTTACTTACTGATTGCATATATGATTTTGGGAAAATTTCATCAAAATCATAGCTACCACTTAATTGCTCAGCTTTCTGATTGAGTTCATCAAATACTTTGTCCAATCCTGAAAAATCAAAAGTCATAAGTTGTCCTCCTTTCTTGGATATTTGACACACGATTTTCATAAGGAGTAAGAGGTCTTATTTAATCGTTTTTGTCGGTAGTAAATTACCAAAATAATATAGAAAGGTCATCGGTCTTGAGATGGATTTTGAAGATGAAATTATAAAGTTATCTGACTGGCTAATTGAACAATCAGAGACTTATAGAGAAGCTTTAATCAAACTAGAAAAGCTTACTAAAAATATAGCTCATGAAATAATTTTAAGAGCTATAGAACAAAAGAAAAATAAAGAATAGAAAGGATTTTTAAAATGGTCCTAGAGCTATTTGGAACAGAATTTAAAGATAAGTTGTTTGAAGAACTTGTATCTCTAAATATCAAAGCAATGGAAGAAGCCAAACGCAGACAAAGCAGACAAATTACATGGGTACCGATCAAACAGCTACAGGAAGCAACTGGCTGGGGCAGAACCAAGCTGGAAGAATGGCGTGATCAAGGGAAATTCCAATTTCAACAGTCCGGCAAAGGTGGGAAGTATCTATATAATTTGGAAGATGTTCAGAGATTCTGTCGCTCAATGCAAAAATAAAAAGCGCCTTGAGAAAGGCGCCTTGAAAGAACTATAACTTGATTATAACACAATTTGAAGGAGAAAAAATGGATCCTATTCAAAAATTATTAAAATTGATGGATTGGCAAGATGCCAACCGTACGTTAAAGGTCGAAGAAAAAGCCGAATTGATGAAACTATCAGATATCGAATTTGAAAACAAACTTCATCAGATGGCTCTGGATTTTAAGAATGACGGGGTGATTAGAGTATGAGCTTAAAACAATTAAAATTTACTGTTTTATCACTTACAACACTATTCTTATTATTTGCAGGCGCAACAATAAAAATCATGTACGATCAAGAACAACACATCAAGGATTTAGAAAATGCGGTCCAAATGAACTTTGAAAGTATAGGTCATTGGGCCGAAAGTATCGAAAAAATCAAAGAGACCAATAAGGCTCAAGATGTGATGATAAACAAATTCAACCGGGAACTTTTCCCACAAAAAGAAACAAAAGAGGTAGAAGAAAATGACAACAATTGAAATTATTTTAGCAGTAGCTTTTGTAACATACATTTTATTTTCAGGATTCGCAATCTATGTGATGCGTGAAGTAATTATTCGCCAAAAAGCCAAAATGAAGCATTACAAATCAGCAAAATATCAGCGTGAAATGTGGAATAAGAGAATGTCAGAAATTCATCAGAAAAAAACAGTGAAAGGTATGTCTGAACTATGAACGACAATGTAAAAAATCCAAAACATTACCAAGGCCGGAATGGTTTAGAAGCAATTGATGTTCATCGCAACTTCATGAATGATGAACAGTTAACAGGGTATCATTTGGGAAATACACTGAAATATATCCTTCGTTATCGCCAAAAAAATGGGATTGAGGACTTGGAGAAAGCAAAGGTTCACATGGATTGGTTGATTGAGAAAGAAAAGGCAATTTTAAAAAACGAAAATGATTTGAAAGGTATGGAAAATGATTAATAATGTTGTACTTATCGGGCGCTTAACTCGTGATGTAGAACTACATCGAACACTTCAAAATCAAGCTGTTGGACAATTCACACTTGCTGTAAATCGAAATTTTAAAAATCAAGATGGTGGATATGATGCAGATTTTATCAATTGCGTGATTTGGCGGAAATTAGCGGAAAACTTCGCAAGCTGGATCAAGAAAGGAAATCTGGTAGCAATCACTGGCCATATCCAAACCCGTAATTATGAGAATCAGCAAGGTCAACGTGTCTATGTCACTGAAGTTGTTATTGATAGTTTCAGAAGCTTAGAAAAGCGTGACAATTCAGCCAACCGGAACTCTATGGATGAGCAAATACCTCCTTCATTTGAGAGTAATCAAATGAATATCCCTGATGATGGTTTACCATTCTAGAATGGAGGAATGAAATGTCAGATAATAAGAAATACTACTATCTGAGAGTGAAAGAAAATTTTTATGACAGTGATGAAATGATTATTTTGGAAAGCATGCCAGATGGTTTTCTATACTCTAACATTTTGATCAAACTCTATCTGAGGTCATTGAAAAACAATGGTAAGTTGATGTTCAATGATCGAATCCCATTCAATTCTGAAATGCTTTCAAAAATAACAAGGCATCCTGTGGCAGTAGTAGAAAAAGCTGTCAGCATTTTCAAGGAAATGAACCTAATTGATGTTTTGGATAATGGCGCCATTTTTATGCTAGACATTGAATCATTTATTGGAAAATCGAACACGGAAGCTGATAGAAAGCGTGACTATCGCAGAAGAATTGAGAAGGAAAAACAAAAAATATTGTTGGGACATTTGTCCGGACAAATGTCGGACGAACATCCACCAGAGTTAGAGATAGAGAAAGAGAAAGAAATAGAGATAGATATAGAGAAAGATTTAGAGAAAAATACGCTCAAAATCATCGTAGATGAATATCAGTCTCGTATTTCACCAATTGATGGAATCCAATTTGAAACTTTAAAAGAATTCATCACTCTGGATGGTATGGAACCAGATGTAGTTTTAAAAGCTATCAGTTTGGCCGCTGACAATGGTAAAAGAAATTTCAGCTATATTAGAGCTATTTTGCAAAATTGGAAAAACGATGGATTGTTATCAATTGCAGCAGTAAACGAACGAGAACGGAAGTTTCAGGAAAGCAAAACAAAAGGACAACCAACAAAGCAACAATCAAACGTTCCAGATTGGTCAAAACCAAATTATACCAATCAAACAAGTGATCAAGAGAAAAAAGCTTTGGAGGAAGCAAAAAATAAAATGCTACAGAAATTAGAAAAGGATGGGAAGTAATGTTTATTTTAAAACATGGATCAAAACAAGCAAAACCATTTGTAAAATCTGTGGTGATTGGAACAACTGGTCTAGATGTCTCTTATTCTGAGGAATCGAAAGCTATGAAGTTCGTATCTCGTGGGGTAGCTATCCAGGTAGGAAATGCTTTAAGAAAGTCATTCGGTACATTCTATCCAGTAGAAATTGATAATTGAAAAAGGAGTTGAAATGTATCATGGCAGGCTACACCAAAAATCAGATAGAACATTTCAAAGAGCAACTCCAGCTCTTAATGAAAAGCCGTAACTTAACAGCTAGAAAATTATCCGAAGAAATAGGCTACTCAATGAATACAATAAGCAGTCTATTAACTGGCAAAATAAAAGTACACGAACATCACATACAACTGATTTGCCAATATTTTCAAATCGGAGAGAACTCTCTCATGGGTGATGCGGATGAGTTAGCTGATTATAAGCTATATGAGAACGGACGTTATTTATGTACAGGATCATTGAAGAAGTTAAGCAAAATTACAGGGAAAGATAAATTGCTATTGAAATTCTATGCAGATTTAAACAAAAAAGGCAAAGAGACTGGCAATCTAAAACTTATGAAAAAATAGAAAGAGGAAAAAATGGAGAATTTAATTTTAAACAAAGTAAAAAAATGGTTTATTGATCGAGATCTAGAAAACGGGGGCCGGCTAGATAAACAGTCATTAAAATTAAGTGAGGAATTCGGTGAGTTATGCGCAGGATTCTTGAAAAAGAATGAAGCACTAACAAAAGACAGCATTGGTGATTGTGCTGTAGTAGTTGTAGGTTTAGCATTGCTGATCAAAGAGGATGTACAGAGCATCTTTGAAGAGTCTAACAATATTAGGCGAAAAGAAGCAATGGATTGCTTTAAACTGCTAAATGCCAATATCAGTGAGTTCCAGCTATCTCAAGACTTAGCAAGCAAAAAAATGTGTCGTCATAATCTTGTGCGCGTTGTAGCCTACTTGAAATCAATCAGCAATATTTTAGGTTATGAATTTCTAGAATGTTTCACTGGAGCCTATAACGAAATCAAAGATCGAAAAGGTAAATGGATTGATGGCTCATTCGTAAAAGAAGAGGATTTGCCACATGAACAGATTTAAAGGGGTACGGATTGAATAAAATGATTGTATGGGCCCTTTTTGATAGCGGAAATGGTAGCTATACAAAAGGGATTAAGGAACTAAATAAAAAGGGGTTGTGCAATATCGAGGTTTATCCAATAGGGATAGATATTGAAAAAAGAAATAATCACTTTATAAATTTGAATCTTGCTGATTACAGTCGCCTATTTGGGGATAACACCTTGTTTGGTACGCTGGATAAGTTACCAAAGCCAGATCTAATCATAGCAAGTCCACCTTGTGAAAGCTGGAGCAACGCTAGTGCCATGGCCGGAGGTAACGCTTGCTGGAAACAAGAGGATTTATCAGACAGTCTGTTCATTCCTCAGAAAGAAGCGAGCATGTTTACAATAAGAAATGCTTCAGATTACGAAGAAGCTTACATCAATTACAAATATGATCGTCAATTTATGAAGAGAATAAATGGGGAATTATGCGCTTTCAATACCATTGAAATCATCAAACGTTATAAGCC